CTTTGGGGATGACTGCCCAACCTGCAACTTCGCCAACAAGCTTTGGAACGAAGGTACAGAGGACAGCAAAAAGCAAGCAAAGGAGATGTTTGCAAAGCAACGTTTCTTTTCCCCGGTTCTTGTCCGAGGTGAAGAAGCAGAAGGCATTCGAGTTTGGGGATACGGCAAGATGGCTTATGAAAAGCTTCTTACAATCGTCCTTGACCCTGACTATGGTGATATCACAGACCCTGAGAATGGCAACGACCTGAAGTTGATGTACGGCAAGCTGCCTGGTGCTAGTTTCCCTCGCACCGACATTCGACCTCGGCCTCGAAAGACTGTTCTTTGTGATGATGCTGTCGGTGGAGACGACCGATGCGCAGAGCTTTTGGAGACCATTCCAAACTTTGATGAAATCTTTGAGCGCAAGACAACTGAAGAAGTTCAGTCTATTATGGACCAGTTCCTTTCAGGAGACACTGGAAATTCAGAGGTAGAAAAGTTCGGTGGCAGTAATACCACTTCTACCACGTCTTCGGACTCGGTGGAGAATGCATTCAACGATTTGTTGAATCAGTAGGTGAAACATGGCTAAGGTTTCGAAACTCAAAAAGGGTGCTTTAGATATTGCTTCTATCCGAGGCATTATCAACAAGAAAGCCGGTAGAGAAGTTGCTCATTCACTTCAGGATAATAATCCAACAGAAGTGAATGAGTGGATTCCTACTGGTTCACGGTGGCTTGATGCCATCATTTGCAAGGGCAGACATGCTGGTATCCCTGTGGGTAAAATCTCAGAGATTGCCGGCCTTCCTGGTACTGGTAAGTCATTCTTGGCTGCCCAGATTGCCGGGAACGCTCAAAAGATGGGTATTGATGTGGTATACTTTGATTCAGAATCAGCTATTGACCCTTCTTTTATGGAGCGCGCAGGTTGCGACCTAGACAGGCTTATGTATGTCCAAGCAGCATCTGTTGAGTTTGTCCTGGAGACCATCGAAGAACTGCTAGCCACTGGTAACAAATGGCTTTTTATTTGGGATTCTTTGGCTCTTACTCCCTCGATTTCTGATATTGATGGCGACTTCAATCCTCAGTCTTCGATGGCGGTAAAGCCTAGAATCCTAGCCAAGGGAATGTCCAAGTTGACTATCCCTATCGCTGATGCTAATGCTACTTTTCTAGTCCTCAATCAATTGAAGACTAACCTGGGAGCAAGAACACCAGCGCAGGCTATGACTGAACCATACACGACCCCAGGTGGAAAGGCTATGATTTATGCTTATTCACTTCGTGTGTGGCTCACAGCAAGAAAAGCCAAAGCTAGTTTCATCGTGGATGACAATGGTTTCCGCATTGGATCTGAAGTAAAGGTAAAGCTTGAAAAGTCTCGTTTTGGGACACACGGCCGAACCTGCAACTTCAAGATCCTATGGGGAGATGATGCTGTTGGCGTCCAAGATGAAGAAAGTTGGTTCGATGCAATCCAAATCTCTGAAAGACTTGAACAGTCTGGTGCATGGTTTACGCTAATCCACAATGATGGGTCTAAGGAAAAGTTCCAGCGCAAACAATGGGTCACCAAACTTGAGAGTGAAAAATTCAGAGAAAGTGTCTTGACTATTATTGAAGAAGATGTTATTATGAAGTTCAAGAATAGAGAAGGCAACGCAGGCGACTTCTACGAACCGGAAGACATTCCGGCTGAAGATTAGCCACTACACAGCCCGCCTCTTCTGGCGGGCTTTTTTTATGGAGAAGAAGATGAATAGAGTAATGATTGTAGACGCATATAACCAGTTTATTAGAGGTTATATCGTAGACCCAAGTAAGAACCCCAATGGCGACCCAATCGGCGGCATACGGACGTTTATCAACATCACAAACAAACTGACTAGAGAAATCAAGCCAGACTTGGTAGTGTTAGTATGGGACGGCAAGGGCGGCTCGCAAAAGCGTAGAGCAATGAACAAGGCCTACAAGGGAGGCCGCAAGCCACCACGCACTAACTGGGGTCAAGTAGGTATGAGCCCGGAGGAGCTTACGGACAATAAGGTGTGGCAACAAATGAGAGTGATTGAATACTTCAACAGTACTCCTATGATTCAGTTTATGGAACCACACGTAGAGGCAGACGACGTTATCTCTTACATCAAGAATACATCAATGTTTGAAGACTGGCAAAAGGTCATCGTCTCAGCAGATAAAGATTTTATTCAATTATTGGATGATAAAACAATCCTGCACAGACCTATCCAGAAAGAGTATCTAAATAAGAACAGTATAGTGGAGAAATTCAACATCCACCCCACGAACTTTGCTCTTGCAAGGGCTATCGTTGGAGACTCCTCGGATAACCTACCAGGAGTGCCTAGAGTAGGACTACCGACAGTAGCAAAGAAATTTCCTTTCCTAAAAGAAGAGAAGACGCACTACTTAGATAGCATTCTGGCTGAATGCAGTAAACCAGAAAATAACCAAAAAGTGTATACAAACATTTTAGAATCAAAGGAGTTAATAGAAAACAATTATGATATTATGCAATTATCCTCACCAATGTTGTCAATTCAAGCCAAACAAGGGATCGACGATACGTTTGAGCAATATAGCCCCCACTACAATCAAACGGAAATGAGAAAACTGATGATCCAGGACGGAGTTCTCACCGTAAGCACCCAAGACCTAGACCAGAGATTTAACAATATTATCTCTTCCTTTTCTCGGTAAAACCTGTTATACTGTATAGATAACAAAGGATAAACATGGAACAAGATACAAGCTTCTCCAAATTTGGTAAGTCTTTTCAGGAAGACCTATGCCACATGATTTTGAACGACCGTCCATTCGCGGACCAAATGTTCGAAGTCTTAGACATTAACTTTTTGGAACTGAAGCACTTGAGAGTGTTCATCCAGAAGATACAGGACTACAGAAAAAGATACGGTGTACACCCAACCTCTAAGATTATGCTATCGGTCATCCGAACAGGGTTAGACAGCGAGCCAGAGTCGGTCAAGACTAGAATCAGGGACTATTACGCCCGAGTACTAGCCAATGGTCAGGAACCAGACGCGGTTGAATACATCAAGGACACAGCGCTGGATTTCTGTAAGAAGCAGAAACTAAAGGGTGCTTTGATAAAGTCGGTTGAACTAATTAAATCGTCTTCCTTCGACGAGGTGTCTAAAGTTATCGACGATGCTCTCAAATTAGGTTCAGACAATACAATGGGTTATGATTATATTGCGGACTTCGAGGCGAGATTTCTCAAGAAAGCAAGAGACCCAGTAACAACAGGGTGGGCAGATATTGATGACATTTCTAAGGGAGGTCTTGGTAAAGGGGAGCTTGGCGTTGTTGTGGCTCCTACTGGTGCAGGCAAATCAATGGTCCTCGTACATCTTGGGGCGCAGGCAGTCAAGGCCGGCAAAAATGTACTACACTACACATTGGAACTTGGTGACACTATTGTTGCTGGTCGTTATGACGCTGCTATTACTGGCGTTGAACTGAAAAATCTAGCAGTTTTCAAAGAGAAGATTTATGATGAGATAAAAGATGTTCAAGGTAGGCTCATCGTCAAGGAATATCCCACCAGAAGCGCTAATATCCAAACAATCAAAAACCACATTGAGAAGCTAAAACGCCGAGATTTCGTCCCAGACATGATCATCGTGGACTACGGAGACCTAATTCGACCAGAAAATGGCGGAAAAGATGAGAAAAGACACCAACTCGAAACTATTTACGAAGAGCTAAGAGGATTGGCTCAAATTTGCGAGTGTCCACTCTGGACAGCATCGCAAACAAACAGGTCCGGACTGAATGCTGAAGTGATTACCATGGAATCGATTTCGGAGGCATTCAACAAATGCTTTGTAGCAGATTTTATCTTTACCGTCTCTAGAACGGTGGAGGACAAGAACAATAACACTGGTCGTATCTTCGTAGCGAAGAACAGAAACGGCCCGGATGGACTCGTGTATCCTTTGTTCATGGATACCAGCAGCGTGACCATCAAAGTCCTGTCCCAGACAGGTGAAACAGTAAATGATATAATTCAAAAATCTTCGAAGGACAGGTTAGATGCTTTGAAGGAAAAATACCAAGTATTCAAGAAAGAAGGAGGAAAGAAATAAATGGAATTATCGAATCAAATATTATCAGAAATAACAGTGCACATGAAGTACGCAAGGTACCTGGAGAGTGAACAGAGAAGAGAGACGTGGGACGAACTAGTAACACGCAACATGAACATGCACCTAAAGAAGTTTCCTGAACTGGAACTTCAAATCGTCAAGGCTTACAAAATGGTCTTCGATAGAAAGGTGCTACCTTCAATGAGATCAATGCAATTTGGTGGTAAACCAATTGAAGTGGCCCCAAATCGTATCTTTAATTGCGCATTCATGCCTACTGACGACTGGAGATGCTTTGGAGAGGCCATGTTTCTCCTTCTCGGCGGTACCGGTGTTGGTTATTCTGTACAAAAGCACCACACAGAGAAATTACCAGAGATTACCAAGCCAAACATGAACAGAACGCGTCGCTTCCTAGTCAATGACTCAATCGAAGGCTGGGCAGACGCGGTAAAAGCTCTTGTACGCTCTTATTTCCAGGGAGGTTCACACCTTCGCTTTGACTTTACAGACATCCGACCAAAGGGAGCAGCACTAATCACTTCAGGTGGCAAAGCCCCAGGACCACAGCCTCTCAAGGAGTGCCTGGTCAAACTAGAAGGTATTCTCTCAAACCGTGAAAACGGTGAGAAGCTTTCCACAATCGAAGTACATGACATGATTTGCCACATCGCAGACGCAGTTCTTGCCGGCGGCATTAGGAGAGCAGCACTTATTTCCTTATTTTCAGCAGATGACGAGGACATGATCGCAGCCAAAACAGGAAACTGGTGGGAAACCAATCCACAACGAGGTAGAGCCAACAACTCTGTTGTACTATTACGCCACAAGATTGATAAAGAATACTTTATGAGCCTTTGGGACAGAGTTAAAGCTTCTGGCGCTGGAGAGCCTGGTTTTTATTTTTCAAACGATAAAGACTGGGGAACCAACCCTTGTTGTGAGATTGGTTTACGTCCAT